CTTAATCACGATATGCTAATATTGGAATAAAATTTTTACGGGAGTTGTTATGGGTTTATTAATAAATTATAGAGATCCGGCTAAGGCGCATTTAGGTATGGGCGGCGGAACTACCGGAACAGAAACCCCTACTACTCCCTCTGTAGATGTAGGCCAGCTTTATATGGAATGGGCCGCATTGAACCCTAATGCTGATCCTGCCGCCGCATTTGCCGCTGGTATGGACGCCGCGCTTGGTAAGAATAGTCCTATAGGAATGGGTATGGTGGATGAATTTGCAGATATGCCCTATGATCCTTCAATGCAACCAGACGTATTATCTCAAGTTGACACCTTCTCAGAAGTTGCCCCAATGCCACAACCACAGGGTGAGTTTAGTCAGGCGGCTAGTTGGAGAGACACAGTAATAGACGTCTCTGATATTACAATGGGCGGCGGGCCTTCAGGTGGCTAAATGGCTGTCTCCATTGATGCTCAGGCCGCTATTAATGAGATAGCCAGAGATTTAGATAGGGGGGTAGATGGATATCGTGCCAGCGCCGCCCCTGATCCTGTAATAGGATTCTCTTCCCCAAGCACTCAGTTTGGAGATGATGAGTTTCTCCATGAGATAGGGATGTACGGAGCATCTGATCCTATACTAAGGGCATCCTTAAGGGCGTTTGGTGCTGGCCCAGCAAGACTCGCTAGATCGAGTGAAATGGCAAATCCATTTCTTCTAGGTCAAGCTAAAGGGTTTAATGAATTCTTTGGTACGTGGTCAAAAAATCCATACGCAAGAGTTAATCAAGCATTTATTCAGGGACATAAAATACCCGGAGTTCCTAAAGTTCAAACGCATCGAGAACTTATGAATGATGCATGGCGGCATGAATATCGTCACTTAGCGTTAGACCTTGTTAGATCAAATCAGGAAGCGAAATGGGGTCTTCTCGGACGAGACTATCCTTTAGACGTATCATTAAGGAGAGCTTTTTCTCCCGGTTTATTAGATAATCTTTTTCCAATGGATGCTCAGAAAAAGCAAAATGAAGAAGCATTGATGAGATATTTAGATTTTCAATTTGCTCAGTCTTTTCAGAAACAGAAATCAAATGAATGGTTGAATAAATTAGTTGAGGAAGAAAAAGTTACACCGGATTGGGATTACATTAATAATACTCTTCTTCCTTCTATTGAAAATCAAATAGCTTGGAGCACTTACAAAAATAATTTCCCTATTAATCGGGCGGTTGATGATCCCGCTTCATGGATAACCAGAAAACTCGGTTTTGGAGATAACTAATGGCGGCAAAAAATAAATACAAAGAAATCTGGACACCCCAGAGAAAAAGACGAATAGAACTTCTGTTCTTCAATGGCGGCTCTATCATAGAGGCTTGTCACGAGTTAGGTATTGTAAAGCAGACATTCTATAACTGGTACGAGAAGTACGATGACTTCAAGGAAGTTGTTGACTTTGGAAAGATTGCCGCTGAGTCTTGGTGGATTCAGAAGGGACGGGACAATGTAGACAACAAAAGATTTAACCATGCCTTGTGGCTCTTGATGATGGTTAACAGATTCAAGTGGCACTCAGCATATGCGAAAAGAGAAGAGAAGAAAGAGATCATCAACGAGCATAGGATCGAAGTTAAGAATACTATAGACGTAGATAGTATTCTTAAGAAATCTATCAACAAAGGAATTAGTCAGCTAGACGATTCTAAACCAAAGGTACACTGACATGCCAAAAGTAGGAAAGAAAAAGTTTCCCTATACCGCTAAGGGAATTAAAGCCGCAAAAGCCCATGCTAAGAAAACAAAAAAGAAGGTAAAGTCTAAGGGATACTGATATGGCTATTGGTTACGATGGAGGTAGTTATAGTGGCGATCTGGATGAAATCTCCGTAGCCCTTGGAGTTGATCCAGATATTGAGGGCGTAACTTCTCGTTTAGGTACACCTGTTGATCCACTTGGGCATCTGCAAGATGCCACTATATTAGGCTTAGATATGCCTTATAGTGAGACTATACTAGCACGGCTTGCCCAGAATTCTCCTGAAGTTGTTAGGGACTTGATGCGTGGGCGAACCTATATGGCAGGTGAAGGATTGTTAGGTCAGGCTACTGGAGAACCTTTCCTTCAACAGATAAGTATGATGGGTGATACTGGTGATACTATACATCTTGGAATGAGGATGGGAGAAACTTACGATGATTTTCTTGAACGGATAACGGCTCAAGAGGATTTTGAAGAGACTCTAGAAAGTATTACACCAACTATATCCAAGTCTCTGGTAAAAGACGCACAAGAAAAATTAGCGAAAATCTATGGTAAGGACTATACTGTTGACGCAATAAGAGATCGAATACAGGGTGCGACTACAGATGCTGTACGTAGTTTAATAGACCCAGAAGAATATGATGCGTTACCTCTCGAACAAGTTACAGATGATATTTTATCAGGGACTCAGAGTTTTGAAGTACCAACGCCACTCGGTACTACAGATATATTTGATACAGAAACTGGAGAGTGGACAGCATTAACAAAAACTAAAGATGAAAAGACTGAAGAAGAAAAGATTAACTCGCTTATAAATCAGTTAAGCAAACCTAAAGTAAAAGAAGGTCAGGCATGGCGCACATCAGCAGAAAATGAAATTCAGAAAGCCATTGCCCTAGAAGAAGAAACTCAGAAAGCCATTGCCCTAGAAGAAGAAACTACTGTTCTTGATGAAGAGGAAGACGAGAGTGTATTTCAAAAAGTAATAGCTGAGACTTTAGGTCTTCCAGTTGATACGGTTAATGCCGTAATAAGTTCAATTTTAAGGGCGGCTGGTGCGCCAGATAAGGTTGTAGAAAATCCGGTTGGTGGTCGTGCATGGCTGATGGCTAATAAGGGCATGACTATTGATGATGTTGTGGCACAAGTTGCAGATATGCTTAGTCCAACTACTGCCGTACAGAGTGCGGTATCGCAGTTTACACCCGGAATATCTTTGACGGGTTCGTGGCCTGCAATTCCTACTATCCAAGATACACAAGCTGATGTTATGGATGAAGGGTACTTGGCTGGTCTTAATATGACTGCCGAGGAATCTCATGCGATAACACGAGCACTCAATTTGGCTAATGCCAAAAAAGTAGCGGCAGAGTATGAGGCTTGGAAACAAGGTGGTCTACCTCTGGGACAAGAAGAAGAATCTTCAAATCTAATTGACCAAATATACGAGCAAGAAAGTTATACCGATCACTTGGGTTTCTTGGAAGGTCTTTCTCAAGAAATGAAATATGTTCTAAATAATGATGATGAACTAATGGCGCAATATCTGGCGGCTCGTTCTAGTATCATAGAGCAACTGGATAAAGATAAGTTTGAGCATGAAGATTGGTATCCCGGTTCTCAAGCCGCCGCTACTGCGGCAGGATACTGGGGGCCACTGGCATTAGGATGGAACGCCTCGTATAACGATTACAAGGATGCTCAGAGAGCACTCATGGGCTTAGAAGCGGGGCAGAGATTCGATAGCGGTGATTGGATAAATAATTTGGGCTGGATGACTCCTGCACAGATAAATAGATTAGCAGGATACGGGAACGAGTAAGATGGATGCACTATCTCACAGTGAGATTGATGGTAACGCTGAACTTTTTGGATTACTAAGTTTCGTTAAAACAAATCCAGAGCCTTTTAGGGCATTAAACGAAGATGAGGTATGGAGTTTAGTGTCTAATGAATATAGTTTCTGGGAGTATTATAAGGACTGGATGAGGGAGAATTAAGATGGCATGGAATTGGAATGATTATATAGACCCGACTAAGCAAGGTCTGCTTGCGTTAGCCAAGCAATATGCGGATGCTGGTATGATGGCTAGAGCTAAAGCGGCTTTTGAAAGGGCCGGAGGTACTTGGACAAATGCTATACATAGGCAATTTAAGCAAGAAGCGGCGGATACTAGCAGATATGGTGGTGATATTGCATTTAAGTGGACTGATTACGGAGTTAGAACCCAAGAGCAACTGAATAAGATTATAGCGTGGGCCAAGGCAGGGGATTTTGGTAAAATAGCCAGCGAGATAAATAAACTTGGTGGCTCAAAGAAATGGAATAAACAACTCCATACGAAGTTAGCCGCAGAGTATTTAGGCAAACAAGAAAAGGATACAGACCCTGTTACACCCGGATGGCAAGGAACACGGACAACAGAATTTAAAAGAGACGAACCTGAAGTTGCTCCTACGTTATATCCCACCACTACTGAAACTGTAGACGAAGTTGAAACAGTTGTACCTGACTGGAAGACGCAATTTAAGGGTAAGATTACATCGGGGCAGGTTGGAGCGTGGGGTGAGGGTGGATCACAAGCTAGAGCGGATGCCAAGAAATGGAGAGATTTGCATATGGGAGCCGCTAAAAAGAAATGGGGTTATGGTACGGATGAATTTAATAAGCAAGCATACATTGACCAGAGAAATAAGATAGCGAGAAGACATCGCAAAATGCTTGGTGCTGGCTCTAAAACTCTTAAAACAGGTGAAGTATTATCTTATTAGGAGATTATTATGGCAACACCAAATGTTATAACTTATGCTTATATTAGAGGAAGATGGTATGCATTTCCTGACTCTGCGTCTGCCTATGATGGTGTTGCAAAGTATGGGGGGAATGCTCAATCTCTCAGGTATAGTAAACCAGTAGGCGCTATAATAGATGATACTACACTTATAAATAGAGGTTTCTGGCCTGACACTTTAGCGGATGCTCCCGGTGTAACTGGTGATGCATTAGTTAATCCCCCTTATAATCCTATATTTAATGCCGCGCCTGTCGTTAATACTGTTACACCTGATACTACAACTACAGCGTCAACTGATGTTGCACCCAGTGGCGGTGGTGGAGGTGGTAGCGACACATCATATAAAGGCCCGGATAAGACAGTTTGGGATTTTCGAGAATATGTTGAAGGAAATCCTGATCTTCTAAATGCATTTCAAGCCTATAAAGCAAACCAAGACGCGGCTAAGGTTGATAGTTGGGAAAAACATGGAATTATAGGGAGTACGGCTCTGCCCGGTATGTCAGGCTCTGATGATCCACATCGCAATCCCAATCTTCCAGCAGGTTATGGGGGTAGTGAACTGAATATAGAGCAATGGGGAAATATACATTGGGGCAAGTATGGCAAGGATGAGAATAGAACTATAGGCGCACAGAAAGATGTCGCTGGAAATGACCCAAGATATGAAGGTAGATGGGATGATTTTCTGGTCTAATGCCAAGCAAAACTAAGAAACAGGCTCGCTTTATGGCGATGTGTGCTACTCCTAAAGGGAGAAAAAAAGCAAAAGGAAAGTGTCCCCCATACAAGGTAGCAAAAGAATATGCAAGACATGATCGCGGAAAGCGTCCTAGTTAAAAATGAAAGCGCGGAAGCGGCTATCAAACTTGCAACGTGGGCCAGAGACGCAACCTATGAAGAGTCTATCGAGGCATTTTCTGATTGTCACCGCGATGATAATATTGATGATTCTTTTATTAGGACTCTCTCTCAGTGTGATCGTTACTACCTTGGTGTGTTTATTTGCAATCGTCATGATATGCTACATCCGTGGATATACGAAAGATGTAGAGAAGTCGAAAGTGAAAGGGATAGTCATCTCGACCTCTGGGCGCGGTTCCATTATAAATCGTCCATAATTACTTTTTTAGGATGCATACAGGAAATATTATGTAACCCTGACATTACGATAGGAATTCTTTCCTACTCTGCTCGTCAGGCCAAGCCGTTCCTGCGTCAAATTATGCAGGAGTTTGAAGGCAATGAACGCTTACAGAAATTATTTCCAGATATATTTTACGAGAAGCCTAAACAGCAAGCACCTAAATGGGCTGAGAATGAGGGGATATGTGTCAAGCGTCAATCTAATACTAAAGAGCAGACAGTGGAGGCTCACGGACTTGTAGACGGACAACCTACTGGACGACATTTTTCCCTTATTATTTATGATGATGTTGTAGTTCAGGAATCTGTTTCAACTCCAGAGCAGATTAAGAAGACTACTACTCAGTGGGAGTTGTCTCTTAACTTGGGGTCAACGTATGACCCTCGTTATCAATATGCGGGTACGCGATACTCTTATGGAGATACATACGGAACAATTCTTCAAAGAGCGGCGGTAAAACCTAGAATACATCCTGCTACATATAATGGGCAGATGGATGGAGAACCAATCTTTCTTACTCAAGAGAGATGGGAAGAGATAAAGAAGACAACGTCTACGTATACGGTAGCGTGCCAACAATTATTAAATCCAATAGCTGGTAGCGATGTATCCTTTAAGGATGATTGGTGGCGAGAGTGGGAAGTTCGTCCTTATACCCTTAATATTTATATTATGGTTGACCCTGCTCATTCTAAGAAAAAAGAATCGAATAGAACTGCCATGGCTGTAGTTGGGGTAGATGCTAATTATAATAAGTATCTTCTTGATGGCTGTTGCCATAGGATGACCTTGTCTGAGAAATGGGTATATTTAAAAAGGCTCAGGGCAAAGTGGAAGAGAGCGGCTGGCATCAGGGAAGTTAAAGTTGGGTATGAGAGATATGGTGCTCAATCAGATATAGAGCATTTTAAGGCTATGATGCAATCTGATGGAAGTAGTTTTCCAATATATGAGTTGAACTGGGTTGGTGGTGGTGGTGCTCAATCTAAAAAAGACAGGATACAAAGATTAGAACCAGATTTAAAGGATGGTTCTTTTTTCTTTCCTTACCCCACGGACGAGAAATACTTGACTTCTAATCAATTAGATTACAAGGATAAAAATCAATCATTTCTTATCTCCAAAAAGATTATATGTATAGATGAGAATCGTAAGACATACGATCTTACTAAGTGGATGAAAGACAATGAGTACAATTTATTTCCCACTATACATCCAGATTTTCTAGACGCTTTATCTAGGATATATGATATGGATGCAGTGCCTCCTAGAATGAGGCGGGGAAGAGTTCTAGAACCTGCAATAGAGGCGGCATATTAATGAGGAGATTAAGAAGAATAGGAAGAAGGGATTATCCTCCTCGTCGCGTTGCCTATAGAATGGTGAATGGAAGAAAATTCTATGAGGTACAACCAAGAGCCTTTCCTTACGGGCCTCTTCCTTACGTTCAAAACTATTACTGGGTAGCAGGGTATACCACGGATGATTAATTATGGCTGATCTAACACTTAGAGAAACTAAAGGTTCTCCTCTTACATTCGTAGAAATGGATGGAAA